TCTTCTGCGTTTGCAGTTGCCTGCATCTTAAAACGCTGTACACTCGCCATAGTTGGCGATACTTCAACGTCCCAGTTAGCACCTTTAAACTTAACAGTCTTAAGTTTTTCGTTAATAATTTCTGCATTCATAAAACGATAATCGTTTTTAAAGTCACCAGCGGCATTTTCAAAATGAATGCCTGTTGGAATTTGTACACCGTTTCTATCTTGACGAACAACATCAATTGATGCTCCGTCTTTGTATTCTGGACATTTTAAATGAATGTCTAGTTTATTTAGGTTAGGCATACCAAACGTACCCTTCATTTCTATCTGGGCATTTTTAGTATTTGCCTGCATGATCACAGAGCGATCCTCTGCCATGCTGTCAATACCTGTTTGAGCATCATCACCGTTGACCTTAACAATGTTAAGAAAGCCAAGTGCGTGTGTATGTGCTACAATGTCTTGTAAAATATCTTTCATAGTTTTCTCCGTTCCTTATACTATTATATTTAGAAAATCATTCAAAGTCAAATAAATTATTGAATGTATTCTTCTGTTCGGTTGATTTTATATCCCAATCCAGAACTCCAATTAGGTTATCCAACTTCTTATCAATGATAGTTGACTCCATTTCGTCATCTTCAAAAGGAAGTTCTTGGAACCATTTTGGTAGTCTTAGTTCATCCGTTGGGTAAGCAACCGAAGTATAACCCATTGGATTGTTCTTTAGTTTACAAACGATAACTTTCATACCGTCCACAATTTGCATACTAAACTTGTCGCTATTCAGATCTTTGAGAGTATTCCAATTGATACTTGCTCTTACATGACCTGGCATATTCACCTTGCCTTGCTTTTTTAACTTAGCAAGATAGTCTGTGATATTGTTTGCACGTTTTGGTGAGCCTTTTTCCCAACCAGGTCGTGCTTTGAATTTTGTTCTAAAGTCTGTGATCATATCAAGCACTTGGTCTTCTTGAGCACCTGTTAGTACAGCCAGCAGTACTTCACTTAAAAAGTCCTGCATAAACACAGGTGTATCTGAACGTTTAAGATCGAGACCCATTGCTTTTACCTTACCTGGCTTGCCGTCTGCATCTGTTCTAAAACCTTCTAAGTCATAAATCAATACAGCATAACGTTTCTTTGTAATGTACAAGCCTTTTTCACCAACTACTTCTCTACCTGCCGCAATTACTTCGCCACGTGATTTAGGACAGTGAAATGCATCGCCCATAAACTTAGGAAATGTAGTATTTGCTTCTTCACAGATTTGATCATACAGTTGAATAACACTTTCTTTTGTCCACGGAATATCGCCTTTTTCAATTTCAGGACGTAGACTTGTATAAGCACTAAAGTATACAGAGTCTGTATCACCGTATATAATACTTTTTCCTACGTGATCATACTCGCCCGTAATAATTTCATTTACTTTTGCACTCATGTGTTTTGCGATAGCACGGCCTGTTAGTGTAGTGGACTGACCAATACGGTGATCAAAGAATCTACAACCGGGATTAAGAATAGCGCCATACAAACTGTTAAGATTAATCTTTTTAACCAACTGACGCTTGTCCCAAAAAGCCGTTTCGATCTTGTTGCCTGCGTCTTGCGAAGCAACTTTTTTTGCCTGCATTTCTTTACGTTCAGCATACCACCTCTTTAGTAGTCCAGGAATAATACCTTCGTATTCGGTTGTAAAAATAGTACCATTAGCACTCAACATCCAAGGTTGATTACTTTCAAAAATTAATCTATACACTTCAGCGGCACTTAGCGTATCACTTTCACCACTTTCCCAATCAATGGTAATTTCAATATCTTTGCGTTGTTCCATAACGTAGTCATATTCTAAACTACCAAATTTACCTTCCCATGCCGCGGCAAATGACTTTTTCTTTAAGTGCATTTGTTCGTCGAGATATGATTGTGTATGATTTTGTTTTAGTTGTCCTACAACTGTTGCTGGATCCATGTTCAATGCACGAATAACACTAGGATATAGTGAGTTTAAGTCCATTGACCCAATCCAGTCATGTAGTCCTTTTTTAGGATACGCAACATATGCACCTGCCGCCTGTGCTGAGCCAGGCTCTCTATGTACTCTGTTAGGAACTACATATCCACGTCTATGTGCTTCGTTAATAATTGCTTGCTCTGTAACAGCAACAGCACCCATTGTTGTTGGCAACAACACAGTGTTTGCATGAGCAAGTTCGTTTGCTAGATCAATAAATTTTAGTTTTTTGTCTAGTTTATCGAGAAGTGCAACGTCTTGTCTGTTGTATTCAATAAATGTTTTAAAGTCATTGTTGTATAATTGATCAAGTGTGCCTTCATAAACTGTTTTACGTTCGCCAACTTCCATTTCACCAATAGCATCAAGTCTATATGTGTGGCGTTCTTCATATGTGTACTTACGATATAGTTCAAGACTATCTAAGTGCTGTCGACCTACGAGATCATAAGTTTCTTGTTCTCGACCATATTTTTCAAATGTCCTTTTCTTAGGATATTGATCCCACAAACAAAAACGTCTTGTATCTTCTTTTGAAAGAACACGAGTAATACGGTTTACGGTATATGGAATATCATAACCTTCACTGTTCCAGCCACTAATAATATCTGCGTCTTTAATTAAGTCCAAAAACGTGTCAAGCATTTCGGCTTCAGTTTCAAACAGATATGTGTTAGGAAATTCTTTGACTTCCTCTTTAGCCTGTTGCATTGTAAGTGTCTTAGGCGGAAGTGCTAGTGTGATAAGACTATCAAGCCATTGTAAGTGTACTGTGATTGCTGTAATGGCTGTAAATGGATCTTCTGGTGAACTGTAACCACGTTCGGGGTCAAAGTCTACCTCAATGTCGAAAAACGCAACATTTAGATTTGGTGCGTCCTGACCTAAATAGTTTTCTTCAAGTAATCTGTATACAGGATTAATATCTGCTTCAAATAGTCCGCGGTGTTTGTTAATTTTTTGTTCTTTAAGAAAGTCTTTCCAACTCTTACAAACAACACGACTTACGCTATCGCCAAAAGTACTTTTTTGCTTACCTTTAGCATCGCCATAATAGAATACATACCTTGCGGGGAATTCGCGAAACTCTCTTTCGCCTTTTTTGTTTCTCTCCACGACCTTGATAATGTCTTTGTCACGATCCCAGAGTGCGTCTACGTAACTCAATATTTTCTCCTATACATGCCACTTGCGGCTGGCAAATACCAATTATGTCGTTTATGGCCGACTGACCTTCTTCAACATTATTTACTATTATACGTTCTGTGCCTAAAAAAATCAAGCCTAAATTTATCTTTTACCACCAATTTGCCGCTACACCAAAACCAAATACATTTACACATGCAAAATATCCAGTTAATAGCATAATCCAAGCGGCGCCTCTACGCCAACTAGCATAGACTTGTGTAATGCTTCCGATAAAGAATCCTGGATATACAATCATCATATTAGGATCTCGTGCATTAAATGCCAGCGTCATGCTTGCGGCAACCGTAAAGATAAAACTAACAAGTTCAAATGAAAATGCTATTTTATCACTCTTGAAAGAGTTTATCCAAAAGTCCTTTACTTTTTGCAAAATTAAACTTTGTCCTTGCCTGTAGTAACAATGATGGTTTCCAAATCTTCAAACTCATCAACTGCTTTGTGCCATTCGCCTTTTTGTGCTATTTTAATTGCCTTATTAATTAATGCTGGTTTAATATCTAATTCTTCTGCTACTGCTTTTACAGTATCACGTAGTCCTTCTTGTAGGTCTTGTACTTCTGTAAGTACTGTTACACCTTCGTTTACAATTTGGACAAGTTTGGCTTTTTCTTCAGCGCCAAAAGTTCTATCACTCATTCGAGTCTCCTTTGTTAATAATTTTTATATTGTATATAGATTTATGCTAGTTGTCAAGAACTTTAAACGGAATTGGCACCGTTTTATCTAAACACGTAAACCAAACATTATTTGGACCAATATGATGGTTGTTTGGTAACAGTTCATTTACTGCTTGATTAACACCCGGAAAATCCATATCGTGCCCGCAAAGCCAACCGCTTGATTTTAGTTTTGGTGTATAGTATTCTATATCGCTTTTAACACTATTGTAGTCGTGGCTGGCGTCAATAAACACAAAATCCAAACTGTTATCTTCAATCTGATTATGTACTTGGTGACTGTGCCCTTGTATTGCTTTTAGTCTAGGACCGTATTTTAATATTACACTGTCTTTGTAAAACAATTTAATATCATAATCTATTGCATACATTTTTAAATTAGAAAATGCATCTAGTAAATGAAAAGTTGTTCTACCATTACGCACACCAACTTCACAACCTACTGTGGGGTTAAATTTTTTTAGTAAATCTGCTAGAAAAAAGTCTCTTTTATTTGGACCGTTATATTCTATTGTTCTTTTGATTTTAATTTTTTCTTTTGCCATGCTTCTTCAAA